TCTTGTTAGAGTGCTGTACCAAAACCCCCCTATCAGTACGGAAGATTTCTATCAGTGCAAAGAGAGCATGAGTAAGCTGTATCGTTACGTGCACGATGGGTATTTAGACGGGTATTTATGGTGAGAGCGTACTTCATGAAATCTTTTAGGGAAAGGGGTATGATTAAAAAGATGGGGGTAAGTGATTACTCAGCAGAGAGGGGAGATTGATGAAACGAATCATTGTTAAGTTATCTGCTATGGTTGCATGGGTTTGCATTAGTGCCAATGCTGCAGCAGAAATATCTGAAACCACTGAGTTTCATTTTGTGGTGTGCGAGGCCGGATCTTGGCATGGAGACATTCTTGAATACTCTGGGGATGCTTATAAACATATGCAACAAAATAAAAAACAAGGGTATTTTAAATCCGAAAAAGATCGCTACACCTCACCAAATACTATTTACATGATACCTGAAAGTCAGAGTGAGCCTGTTGGTATATATATTTATGGGTCTAAGTCATATCCCGCAGTCATAATAAATAGGTATGATGGACCACTTGGGAGCATGCGTACCGTTGCCTATTCAATTGGAAATGTTCCATATATGGATACCGTTTTCTTTAGTTCTGGACTTGTCTATAGCTCACAACATAAAAATTCCGCTAGTATTCAAACAGCAACAACCTTCAAAAATTTCTGTGGGGTTGTTGGCCCAATGACACCACTAGAATTCGACAAAATGCTTGGGGTACTAAAATAGTATGCACGACCACACACATGGCTATTTCAGAGGTTCCGCAACTAAGAAAGCGCAGACACGCCTATCTCCCCGCCAGCTCCGGTTTACCCAAGAGTACCCAGTGGACAACAATGCCACTCAGGCCGCCATACGGGCCGGCTACAGTCCCAAAGGTGCACGGGTCACGGGACATAGGCTGCTAACCAATAGAGCCATACGGAAGGCTATACAGGCCATCCAAGAGAAGTGTGCAGAAGATGCACGGCTTACACTGATCCAGCACCTTGCTGACCTTGGGCAGCTACGCGATGAATCACTGGCTGCTGGGGAATACATGGCTGCGGTTCAGGCTGAAATCAGCCGGGGGGGCGCGGCAGGGTTTTATAGCGAACGCATGGAGCGCATATAACAGGTGTTTATAAAAAACTCCTAGCCATCTGACACACGAAAAGTGTCTTTACATACTTTTTCAAAAATAGGGAATTGCGCGTTCCATGCGTTCTTTGGCAAAAAAGACAATGAACAACAATAGGATATGCGGAGCGCGCAAAATATAAAAACCTACCCAGGAACGCACACTATGCGTTCCTGGGTAGGTGGGATACTACAGAAGAATATCGTCGCAGCACCCATCATATTGACCTATCTTGGATGCAACACCGCCCTCATCCCATGCAACCGAGTGCCCAAACCACTGTTCAAACTCTGACCTAGCCACTTCAAGAGCGGGCATGTTGTAGTGCCTGAGTTTTATTCCATATTCTCCGTTCTTTGCATGCTTTCCCCGTTCAATTGAGGGGCAGGGCTTCTTAATTCTTTTACCGAACTGTTGCTGATCATGTATATGGACATATGGAACACCCTTACAGTATTTCTTATAGTCATCATACAAGTGCGGGATAGGAATCTCTGTTTTCCATTCGTCAGATATACTTAGCTGCGCACCATCTTGCAGACGTTCGTACCACCACCTTTCAAGCCCATCCATGGTCAACAGTTTCTGATCTGCTAGTGCAGAGGTCTGTGGAACCTGGCGTAGATTAATCTTGCTGAGATCATAATTTTGCAAATGATACATAAGTGCCTCAAGCCCGCCATTTTTCATCTGCTGTTTAATGGAACCAAAATATTTATGGTCCTGTTTGTGCCTGTCAGATACATCAAGCACAAGAAAACGGCGCTCATCAAAGCCTGCAGGGATTACCCAGTCATCGTTGCTGGCCACGATCAGATGAACATGGTTTTTAGCCTTTATAACATCCTGATACTTCCGCTCTATAGGTAGGATGGGCTCAGTTATCAGCCCCTTCAGCACGCCTTCGCTCTTTTTGTTTCCAGCCCAGAATGCCTCATCAGCAAATACCAGAATTGACTCCCCAAGATGTCCGTTAAACTTTCCAGTCAGATGCTCTTGGTCACGAATATGTATATAGTGACGCCCAAACAACCTCCCAAACCAATTAACAAAGACCCCTTTTCCTGTACCCCTGTCCCCTCTCATAACAATGGATACACCAGGTGGATTTGATGGATTCTGTATAGCATCTGCCATTGATGCAATTACATAGTCATATAGCTCATCATTCTTATCACATATGTTGTTTCGAATATGCTCTAGATAAAGATCACAGTTACCCTTAACTGGATCTATGTGATAACCACTCCAGAGGTTAAAGACCTCATCGAAGACCTTGCCTGGGGCAAATTCCACACGATTATATTGGCGCCTACTGGGTGACTCTAACCAATGTGTTGCCAACAGCTTCCGTTTGCCGTTAACAGTCACCTTTCTGTTTTTATACAAAACACCAAAATCTGCGGCAGAGAGAAACTCTATATCTGGATACTCAAATGTATGGTCATAGGTTTCATGCACAATTGAGACCTTCCCGGCCATATTGATAACCGCATATTCCTTATTGAGCTCTTTAACAGCACTGTCTGCAGCTGATGACCACCCAGAATCCTTGGCATAATGAAAAATGGTTCCAACAGTGATTCCATCCCTACGGTCTTTGATGCTTCGCCATGTTAATAGTTGGTCCCTTGCATCATATTTATCAGACTCCTGGGACCACTGATCCCATAAATCAAACCCATCCTCATCCAGTTCACTTTTGATGGCCATCCCTACATCAAGCCAGACCTTGCGATCATCAGCTGGTATATATGTTAGGGCCTCCTCTATATCAGATAGATGCTGCTTGTCTGGTGAAGAGGGTTTCAGTATTGGTTGCATAGGTACCGATGGTCTAGAAAAGGTCAGGAACCCAAAACTATCCTCAAACTCCTGACGACTTAGTGCTGGCTTCCCGCTTACAGAATGAATCCTTGTAAGCCATGGATTGCTGGGGTCCTTCTGATGATAAAAACCCGGTACTCTCATGATGCGACACACTGTCTCAACACCATGGTCACCGTTGTACTGATTTGCAAGTGTACGCTGCAGTTGTAGGTAGTAATGATCATCCAGTCCGTTCTCTATTACCCAGTAGCTATGAAATTTTCCTGAGCTTGATTCCACAACCGCATGTGGTGTTATAGGAAAGTCTGGAGGCGATTCTGCTGGGCTATCAAGATCTAGAAATACTGCACGATAGCCGATAATGTTCTCGGCCTTGTGCCCCCTCCCATCACCTTGGTTAACCAGAATGTTAATTGCTGCGCCTTGCTCATTTAGTTCCTGCAGTTGCTGCTCATGCTGATCGAAGGTGCCATGCATATAACAATAAAGCGTTCCATGCTTCTTTGTGGTGTCATCATGGGTAATGAATGAGAACACGGTTTCACCTGGCGCAATTGCACTAAGAAATTTACGTGTATCGTCTGGGTTAAATTGTAGTTGCTGTTTCATGTCCGAACCCCCTTGCTTGAAACGGGGTTACGGGTAATGAACTCCACAAGATCAGCCTTATCGTAAAGGACGCGGCGTCCAACCTTGTAATAACGGGGCCCTCGCTTTTCGCGCCTCCACTTGCGGAGACCCTCAACGGTAAAGCCAGATAGATTTGCTGCTTGTTTAGGAGTAAAAAACTCTTCGTATAGTGTCATTGTTAATGCCTCTTAAAGAAGTAAGAGGCACAGATTCCCAGTAGAGAGTAGAAAGTTTTAACCCTCCACCAGGCGCTGTGCCTGATGAAAAAATATGGAGCGTGTCCATTTTGGATTTCTTTTTACTTTCTACTTTCTGGGTTGTTAGAAACGCACAGTTAGGCAGTAGATCACCGATGACTTGGGTGTCTTGAAATGGCCCGGTTGGAGTCGTTACTAACATGGCCTGATCATAATTCATGAACAGGCT